CTAGAAGGGGCTGGTTCGGGGCAGGCCGCGGCTGATCTGGTTGCGCCGTCGCTGATCCCGCCGAGGCTGGTGTCGTTACCTCGGGGTTCAGGTTCTTACGGCAGCGAGGTGGCGGCCTTGGCGAAGGATGTGTTGGGGGTTCAACTAATGCCGTGGCAGATCACGGCGCTCGAGGGGCAGCTGTCGCATGACGATGCCGGTGCCCTGTGCTTCAAACGGAGCCTGGTGTCCGTCGCCCGGCAGAACGGCAAGACCGTGGCCCTGAAGGCGCTGGCTCTATGGGTGTTGACCAAGGAACCGATCCGCCGCGGCGAGCCGGTGCTGCTGATCTCCACCGCCCACAACCTTGACCTGGCTGTTGAGTTGTTTGAGTCGCTGGCCCCGGTGCTCGAGACCAAGTTCGGAGCAAAGCTGTACTGGTCGTATGGCCGCAACGAGGCTGTCATGCCTGACGGATCCCGCTGGCTGGTTCAGGCCGCCACACCTCGAGCGTTTCACGGGTTCAGCCCCGATTACATCATCGCCGACGAACTGTGGAACATCTCTGCCGACGTGATCTTCAACGGTGCGATCCCATCCCAACGCGCTCGCCGTCAGTCGCTGTTGTCCTGTTGGAGCACCGCGGGCACCGAAGACAGTCACGCCATGCTCAAGCTTCGCGAAGAAGGGCTTCGGGCGATCGACACCAAGGCCGACAGCAAACTGTTCTTCGCCGAATGGTCAATCCCGTCTGGCGTCGACACAACCGACGAGGTCTACTGGCCGATGGCCAACCCAGCGATCGGACACCTGCTGGATCTCGAGACGCTCCGCGACGAGTCAGAGATGGCTGACAAGGCCGCCTTCCACCGGGCGTCGCTCAACCTGTGGATCTCGAGCGCCCAGTCGTGGCTAGCCCCAGGCGTGTTCGACAAGCTGATCGTCCAGGGCATACCGGACGGCGGGATCCTTGCTGTGGACTCCAGCATTGACGACTCGACCTATGCCGGGATCCGCGCCGTGCCAATGCCCGACGGACGGATCGGTGTCACCGTCGCGTTCATCGCCGACACCCTGCCAGGCGTGTGGGCCGAGATCGACAAGCTGGCGGCCACCGTCACCGGCATCGCCCTGACACCGAGCCTGGCGTCGATCGCCCCGCCGCAATACGAACGCAAGAAGATCGTCGTCGGCTACAACGAACTGCTCACCCACACCGGCATGGTGCGGCAGCTCATCCTCGAGGGCCGCCTGGTGCACTCTGGCGAACAGATGCTGTCCGAACACGTCAACCGTGCCGTCGGTGTCCGCACCGCTGCTGGTTTCGTGCTCTCAAGCCAGAAGTCGCCGGGGCTGATCACGTTGGCCCGGTGCATGATTTGGGCCGCGGCGCTGGTCGCTCGACCACAGCAGAAAACGCGGGCCGCGGTCGCGTTCAGCAGGTAGGGGATCAGTTTCTATCTTTCTCGGAAAGCCTTGCATTGCGTTACACGCCAGGCGCACAATCGCAACGTGGGGCTCTTCCGCAAAAAGATCGAAGCACCGGCCGTCGCCTCTGCCCCCATTGGCGCTGCCGCTGGCGCATCCCAGATAGGGCAGTTCTATTCGTACAGCGTTGGGGCTTCCGAGGAAGCTGCCCTATCTGTCCCCACCATTTCCCGCGCCGTTTCGCTGCTGACCACCGTCGTCGGCACCCTTGACCTCAAGTCCTACGTCCTGCAATGGGGCGGCGAAGAATACGAAAAGATCTGGGTACAGGGCGAGACGTGGATGTCGCGTCCCGATCCGAAGGTGCCGCGCCAGTTCATCATGGGCAAAACCGCCCGTGACCTGATCATGTATGGCCGCGCACATTGGGCCGTAACGTCGCGCTACTCGACCGGCTTTCCCGCCAGCTTTGAATGGCTCCCGGCGAACATGGTCTACTCAACCAAGATGCCGGCCAGCCCAGAGTGGTTCGGTATGCCGGATGATCTTGAGTTCAACGGCCTCCCGCTTGACGTCAGCAACGTCATCACGTTCCTGTCGCCTAACCAGGGCATCGTTTACGCAGGCCGCCGCGCCGTCGGCGTCTCGCTACGCCTTGACCAGGCCGCCGAACGTTTCTCCGCAACCGAAATCGCTGCCGGATACCTCCAGCAGACCAGCAATTCCGAGCCGATGTCGTCTGAGGAGCTCGGCGAATTGGCCGCCGCCTGGGCAAACGCCCGCCGCGTCTCCGCGATCGGCGCACTCAACAGCGCCGTCGAATGGAAAGAGTTTTCTAGCGATCCGAGCAAATTGCAGCTCGTCGAGTCACGCAAATACCAGGCGCTTGAAATGGCCCGCCTGCTCGACATCCCCGGGTATCTCCTCGGCATCGACCAGTCTGGCATGACATACCAAAACGCGCAACAGTCACGTCAGGATCTGATCCTGTTTGGAGCCCGCCCGATCCTGCACTCAATCCAAGAGCGCCTGTCAATGAATGACGTGCTGCCTAATGGCCGCCACGTCCAGTTCGACGTTGAGGAATACCTCGAAGAGTTCATGGTTGAGTCGCCCGAGATCCAGCGCGAAGAACCCGCACCCGATCTACCCGAAGACGAAATGGAGCTTGAATGATCAAGTTCACCGCGGCTGTCGAGATCCTCGCAGCCAACCCAGACGACGAAGAATACGCCCCGAAAATCTCGGGTGTTGCCGTCCCGTGGAATGTCACCGCCACCGTTTCTGGCGGCCAGCAAGTCAAGTTTCTTCCCGGCTCGTTTGACGTCAACCAGAAAGCCGCCAAACTCGTCGAGAACCACGACCTGACACAGCTTCGTGGTGTCGTCAACCGCTTGACCGACACCACAACCGGGCTTGAGTTTGAAGCAACTCTCGCCGACACGCGGGCGAGCCGCGACGCTGTCGCGCTCCTCAAGTCCGGGGCATACGACTCCGTGTCCGTCGGGGCAAACCCGACGAAGTTCAAGTTCGACAAGCAAGGCGTCATGGTCGTCTCCAAGGCTGACCTGATCGAGCTGTCGCTTGTTGCCGTGCCCGCGTTTTCGGACGCGGTCATCACAGAAATCGCCGCCTCGGCCGACCCAGAGGACGACGAAACCAACCCACAAGACACCCCCGAGGAGGATCAAGTGTCAGAAGCAATCCAGGCCGAGGCCCCAGAGGCACCGGCAACCCACCCCGTCAGCCCGATCGTCTACGCCACCGCGCGTAAGCACGTCGAGTTGCCGACCGCAGCTGAATACCTGTCGGCGGCCATCGCCGGCGGCTCCGCATGGCACCAGATGTCCGAGGCGATCCGCGCCGCGGCCCCCGATGTCATCACCACCGACACGCCCGGCATCCTGCCGACCCCGATCGTCGGCCCGGTGTACAACAACTTCCGCGGCCTTCGCCCCGTCGTCGACGCAGTCGGCGTCAAGGCAATGCCCGGTGGCGGCAAAGTGTTCATCCGTCCCGAAGTCACCACTCACACGTCGATGGCTGTTCAGTCTGCCGAGAACGCAGCACTTCAGTCCGGCACCTTCGTGGTGTACAACAACCAGGTGACGAAGGGCGCGTACGGCGGCTACGTCACGATCTCCGAGCAGGATCTTGACTGGACTGACCCGAACGTGTTGTCGCTCATCCTTGACGACATGGCGCGCATCTACGCCAACACGACCGACAACGTCGCAGCCGACGCCCTTGAAGCCGGTGCAACCGTCACCCAAAACTTCACGTCATCGTCCGTCACCGACCCCGCCTACTGGGTTGAGTGGATCTACACGGCGGCCTCGACGATCCTTTCGTCGTCGAATGGCAACCTGCCGACCCACATCTTCATGGCCCCGAACCGTTGGGCGTCGCTCGGCAACCTCTCGGACACGGCAGACCGCCCGCTGTTCCCGCAGGCAGGCCCGATGAACGCCTACGGCTCGCTCCAGCCCGGATCGACCGCAGGCAACGCTTTCGGCCTCCAGGTCGTCGTCGACCGCAACTTCCCGTCCGGCACCCTCATCGTCGGCCACCCCGACGGCTTCGAAGTGTTCGAACAGCAGAAGGGCGCAATCTCGATCGACAACCCGTCGACGATCTCGCGCACCATCGCATGGCGCGGCTACTTCGCCACGCTCATGATCGACTCGTCGAAGTTCATCAAGGCCGCGTTCGTCTGATCCGCTGACCCTCTCACTTAGGAGCTCTGCACAATGGCCGTTTTCACCGTCACCCACACCCAACGGGTAGACGGCTACGCCATTGTGCAGACCCTAGAGACGACAGAAATTGGGATCGGCCAGTCCATCACCGTCGCAGGAACCACCGGCTTCAACGGCACCTTCACCGTGCTCGCTGTCCCGGTGTACTACTTCGAAGGCGTCGACACCGAAGGCGACTTTGTCTACGACACCGACATCGTCATCACAAACCAGCTGCTCGTAGCAAATGCAGGCAGCGACGTCGCTCGAGACTCAATGTCGGGCACCGTCACCTGGACAGAAACGTGCACATGGATCGTCGCAGCAGACGTTCTGTCGTGGCTCGGTATTTCCGTGGCTACCGCCAACGACACAACCTTCGTTGGGGTATGCACGGATGCCGCCAACGCTTGGGCCTACAAGGCACGGAAGATGGCCGGCTATCAAGCCGAAAGCCTCTCCACCGTGCCAAGTAGCGCCGTCAAGCTCGGCACGATCATGTACGCCGCGGCCTTGTACCGAGAACGCGGCTCGGTCGACTCGTTTGCATCGTTTCAAGACATGGCGATCACCGCACCGACCGGCACAATGGGCCAAATCATGCGTCTGCTCGGCATACGCCGCAGCCAGGTGGCCTAATGCCCGCAACAGGCATTTTCGCCGAGTCCCGCACAGCTGTCGTCAACGCGCTCACCGCGCTCGGCTTGGCAGCTGTCATCGACCCGCGAAACGCCCGCCCGATGACCGTCCTAGTTAACCCGCCGACGTTTGACTCGTTCACCTACAACGTGGGCGACATCCGCTTCGATCTGCTGATCCTCGCCGCGCCACCCGGCAACCAAGACGCTGAGGACTATCTAATCACGACCGCCGACACCATCATGGCGTCGACAACCCTGGCCGTCACCGGCGGCCGCCCCGCCACCGTCACCGTTGGCGACCAAGTAATTCCCGCCTACAACCTGACAGTCGCAATAGCGGCAAGGAGAAACTAAACATGGCAACCACCACGTTCCTGGCGAACGCGACTGTGAACCTGACCGTCGGCAGCACCACCTACGACCTGTCAGATCAATGCAGCGCGGCCACCATCACCACCGGCTACGACGCCCTTGAGTCGACCGCGTTCGGCGACACCGGGCACAAGTTCACGAAGGGCCTGCAGTCCGTCGAAGTCAGCCTCACGCTGTTCAACAGCTACGGCGCAAACGAAGTCGAGGCGGCCCTCTACGACGCCGTCAATGTCGGCAGCGCCACTCTGGTCATCAGCCCCTCGGGCACAACCGAGTCGTCCACGAACCCCGAGTACACGATCACCGGCTGCTTCCTCGAGTCGTTCACGCCGGTCAACTCGACCGTCGGCGAGCTCTCCACCCAGGAAGTCACTTTCACCGGCGGCACCTGGGTGCGCGACATCACCTGATCCAACCCTCCAACCGTGCTAGGAGAACCATGAAAATCCAAATCAGCGTCGACACCGGCGAAGGAGCCAAGGTTGTCACCACAAACCTGTTCAACGTCGTCACCTGGGAACGCAAATTCAAGCGTCGCGCCGGTGACCTCGCAGCAGGCATCGGTGCCGAAGATCTCGCCTTTCTCGCCTACGAAGCCAGCAAAACGGCAGGGATCACCGTCCCGCTCGTGTTTGACGACTACCTCAAAAAGATCGTCACACTTGACGTTGTGGCGGGCGATGACGCAAACCCTTCCCAAGTGGCACCTGGAGCCGAGGCTTAGCCGAACTTCTAGTCGCCACCGGGTACTGGCCGCCAGAGATCGAGTTCACCGCCCGAGATCTGGCCACAGCCATCGAGATCATTAACAAGCAGCGCAAAGGAGGCCACAAGTGACAGCACAATCAAGCATTGAAGTCGCTGGCCTCAAAGACGCGCTCCGCACGTTAAACGAACTAGACAAGCCGCTCCGTCGACGCATCACCGGCGACTACAAAGAGATCGTTCAGCCGATCCTCACAGACGCCAAGCAGCTCACGCCCACCAAAGCGCCCCTGTCAGGTTTCAACCGCAACTGGACGCCCCGCGGCTCCTCAGAGCCGGTTCTGCCCTACGGTGGCGGCGGCGGCAGCCGCCAGCCTCGCAAACCCAGCAAGCGGGAAATGAACTTCCCCGGCGGCCGTCGGCAGATGGTGCAATGGATGAAATGGCAGGCTGATCAGAAGGCCTACATCTCGGGCAAAAAGCCGCGCACGTACGGGAACTACACGCGCAACCTGGCCGCGTTTGGCGTCCGTTGGCAAGGCCCAACCGCTGTTCTGTTTGACACTTCAGGCCAAGCCTCAACCCCACAAGGCGCTCGCATGATCGCCGCGCTCAACTCGCGTTTCGGCAACCCGTCCCGCGTTATGTGGCGGGCCTACCAAAAAGCCGACAGCCAGGTGCAACGCGAACTGGAAAACCTGGTCAAGCAGATTATGCGCGACGCCGAGCAGGCAATCAAAAACAATCGGAGCTTGCGCTAAATGTCAATCCAAATTCCCATTATCACCGAGTTTGACGGCAAAGGCATTAGCAAAGCCGTACAAGAGTTCAAGCAGCTCGAGACAGCCGGTGAGAAAGCACAGTTCGCAATCAAGAAAGCCGCGATACCAGCGGCGGCCGCGCTTGGCGGCCTAGCGATCGCCGGAGCCGCCGCAGCCAAAGCGGCGATGGAGGATCAGAAGTCGTCTGCCGAATTGGCGCGTCAGCTCAAGATCTCGACTCGCGCAACCGATGATCAGGTGCAGGCCACCGAGGACATGATCTCGTCAATGACGCTGGCCACCGGCGTCGCCGACACCGACCTCCGCAACGCCCTTTCGGTACTCGCCCGCGGCATGGGCGAAACAGGCCTCGCCACCGACAACCTGAAACTGGCTATGGACATCTCGGCGGCCACCGGCAAAGACCTCACAAGCGTCTCAGACGCCCTTGCAAAGGCCTACAACGGCCAAACCACCGCCCTAGCCAAACTAGACCCATCGTTGAAAGGCCTGGTCAAAGAAGGCGCGTCGTTCAATGAACTCGGCAAAATCATGCAAGAGACGTTCGGCGGCGCGGCCACGGCGGCAGCCGAAACAGCCGAAGGTCGCTTCAAGCGGATGCAGACCGCCATCGGCGAAGCTCAAGAGTCGATCGGCGCAGCCCTCATTCCGATCATCGAGAAACTGCTGCCCTACCTCGAGGATCTCGCCAAATTCGTCTCAGAAAACACCGACCTGATCGTGGCGCTTGGCGTCGGCTTTGGCGCAATCTCCGCGGCCGTCCTCATCGCCAACACGGCCATGAAAGCCTGGACAGTTATTCAGACCGCGGCCACAGTCGCCCAAAAAGCATTTAACCTGGCCATGTCGGCCAACCCGATCGTCCTGGCTACCGCCGCCATCGTTGCCATCGGCGCAGCTGTCGTCCTCGCCTACAAGAAGTTCGAGCCGTTCCGCGACATCGTTGACAGCATCGGCAAAGCACTCAAGGCCGCGTTCACCGGCACCGTCGACGCCATCAAGACAGCCGTCGGGGCATACCTCACCGTCTACAAGACAATGTTCAACACCATCGCCAAAGCCTGGAACAACACGATCGGCAAACTGTCGTTCAAAATCCCGTCGTGGGTGCCGGGGCTGGGCGGCAAAGGCTTTGACGTACCGAACATTCCAGAGCTCGCTAATGGCGGCCTCGTCATGCAGCCCACGCTCGCCCTCGTCGGCGAGGCAGGCCCAGAGGCTGTGGTGCCACTTGACCGTATGGGCCAAATGGGCGGCAACGTCACAATCAACGTCAACGGCGGCGACCCCCAAGCCGTCGTCGACGCCCTACGCCGCTACATGTTCCAAAACGGCGCCGTCCCGATCCGAGTGGCCGCATGACCGACCTAACCTGGCGCGCCTACCGCTCGGCAACCGAAGGCGGCACGTACACGCAGCTGCAATACGTGCAAAACATCACGATGACCGTTGGCCGCGCCAAAGTGACCGACCAATGGCGGCCAAGCGTCGCCGTAATCGAGGGCCGCGCACCAGGCAGCCTGCCAGCCGGACTTGCAATCGGCGACTTCATCAAAATCAACAACACCACCGTCAACTACGACTATTGGTTCCGCGTCGCCGACGTAAAGATCGATTACGACATTGTGACAAACGGCGATCGCTGGCAAATCGATTGCGAAGCCGCCCTGGCTACCGCGGGCCGCTCCACGGTCAGCGCCTCAACATCGGCCGGCGACGAAACCCTGTATGTCATGGGCCAAGTGCTTACCGACGCCCCCATTAACTTCTCGACATCAACAGGGCTTGGCGCGTCATTCGTCAGCGCGATCACGCTGACCGACGAAAATCCGATAGCGGCCGTGCAAAAACTGGCATTCACCGAACAGGCTTATTTGGCCGACTACGACTTCGAAAACACGCTAGTTGCGTTTCAGCGCGGCACCGCGACCGCTGGCCCGTTTATCACGTTCACCGACGACGACACAGCCACCACGACCTACAAAGTGCCGTACAGCACTATTTCGTTCGGTTCGCTGGCCGAAAACTACGCCACCGGCGTCGTCGTCAACCCGGCTGCCGTCGCTACCCAAACAGCAGGCACAACCAGCCGCGCATTCTCATTTGACTCATACGACAACACCACCAGCCAGGCGGCCAATCTCGCCGGCTACCTCGACGTCGTGCTGTCACAAAACACAGCTCAACCGCAACAGATCATGACCCGCGTCAAAACGTGGTCGTCGGCCACCCCGCTCGCCTACCTGGTGCTGGGCCAGCAGATACGCATCCGGCTACGCAGCACTAATTACAACTGCGTGCTTGAGGGCATGACCATCTCCGCTAACCCAGAGCAGACGACGATCTCATGCAACCTGTCGCCGGCGACCGCGTACGCTTTTCTTACATTGGACGACGCCGTGTTGGGGCGTCTCGACTACAACGCATTGGGGTTCTAATGGCAATCAACAGCACATTTACCACAGGTCAAGTATTAACCGCAACGCAAGTTAATAGTTTGCCATTTGGCATTGTTGTAGAAGCCGGGGGCACGGCAACGACGGCTTACACAGCTGGAAACGCGTTGACGGTGCTAAGTGCCACAGGAACAATTACCGCTGGCAGGCTTTACATGGTGCATGGAGCATTAGCCGTTCAAGCATCAGGCTCAGGAACGGCAAACGCTTTGTATGTCATTGTGACGTCCTCGATTACGCGAACGCTTTGGTATGACACAACAGCAATTGGCACCAACCTTTGCCAATCTGCATCAGGATTTGCATACATGACAGCAACGGACTTGGGCGTGACAAGCGGTACCGCAAGCCGAACGTTTAATTTGACGTGGAAATCAGGCGCCGCTGGTTCATTAAGTACCGACCCCGACAATTACGTAGGGGCGGGAACATTTCAACAACGTCTGACAATTATTGACGTAGGAAAAACATGATCTATTTTATTGCTGGTATTGCGTCAACTTTGTTTGTGATAATAAGCGTGACCGTCTTTGCAATAGGAGGAATCAAACATTGAAAACCCGCGTCGCCATCGTGGCGGCGCTACTCACCGTGCTGGCTAGCAGCTGCAACAACAAAACCTGGATCGAATGCCAACCGGCAACCACGATCCGAACAAAAAACCGTGCGCTCACCAGCCCAATCGCAACACCAGACCAAGGCCAAACGGAGGCCCTGACGTGCTAGACAAACTGACCCCAAACCGAGCCCCATACACGCCCGAGCAGCTCAACGCCCGGCTCCGCTTCTGGGTTGGCATCACCCTCGCCGGCACCTTGGTGCTCACAATGGTGGCCGTGTTCATCAACCTGCTGTTTATCCCCCAGGGCCCGACGATGCCCGAAACCGATAAGGAACTCCTGAACCTGATCTCGCCGATCGTCTTGTTTCTGTCCGGCACCCTGTCTGGTGTCATGATCTCGAGCGGCGGCAAAAAAGACCTCGACGGAGATGGGAAACCAGACGCATGAAAGCCACACAACACACCATCACCACCACGGCCAGCAAAGTCGTGGCCAGCAACCCGTTCGCGCAGTACGTCTACCTGCACGTCGCCGGTAACGGCATGGTGTACTTGGGCGGCTCGGACGTGTCATCCACGACCGGCTTGGAAACCCAAAAGCACACCACGCCGATCCAGTTCTTCATTCCCCGCGGCCAAGAACTATGGGCCGTCACGGCCACCGCAACCGAAACCTTGCAAGTGCTCCAAGAGAAAGGCGCGTAATGGCTGTCAAGAAAGCCGCCAAGAAAGCCGCCGTCAAGCCCGCAGAAGCCCCTGTGGCGGCCGAGAAGCCAAAAAAGGCATCGAAGTACCCCTACAAGAAACTCGTCGTTCCTGCGGCCCTACAGGCTGTCCCGAACGGCAAACTGTCGGGAAAGATCCTTCGCCCGGTGAAGTGTGGCGGCCAAATGTACATCGAGGCAGCAGAAGCGTTCGACCGAATGTACGACCAGGCGACCAAGTCGGGCATCAAGCTCCGCAACGTCGGCGACTACCGATCATTTGACGCGCAACTCGGCCTGTTCAAACAGCGTTACGCCCTTGAGGATCTGGGCCGCAAACCACAAGTCACCCGCACCTACGAAGGCAAAACGTGGTATTTGCGTCCCGGTATGGCACCCTGCTCCACACCCGGCAAATCCAACCACGGCCTTGGCCTCGCCATCGATCTTGACGTCACCACCGCCAAAGTCCTTGACTGGCTGTGCGCTAACGCCCCCACCTACGGCTTCTATCTGCAGTCGGACGACCCGTCGTCACCCGAGTTTGAAGCCTGGCATTGGCAGTACTGTGGGTGATCCCACACCCTCGGCGTAAAGTTCGCTAAAGTCGTTCGCACCCTGACCCCAACCAGGAGGAAACGTGAAGAAATACCCGCTGTGCCGCATTTGTCAGCGGCCAATGATGATCGGCCAAACAGACGCGCATTACGTCTGTGTGCAGGATCCGATCGGCAACCTGGAGCGCGGCCTAGAGCTCTCACAGGGCTCGGCTGACGCCAAATGGACAACCCAACAAGCCGCCGCTGTGGATCAGGCGATCCGCAACGCCGCGGCCAAAAAAACGTTTATCACCGCCGACGACGTGTGGGCCGAACTGCCCGCGACGTTCCCAGTCGGCAAAGGGCTCGCCGCTAGGCTTTTGGCGGCCAGCCGTGCAGGCGTCCTAGAGAACACCGGCACGACAACCACAGCGCGACGCGGAGGCGCGCACGACCACGCCCAACGACTGACCATTTGGCGGTCGCTGATCGAAGGAAGGAACCCCGCAATGACCCTCGACCGAGGAGCCCGCCGTTAGGCGAGCCGCGGCAGCCGTGCTGATCGCCGCAACACTTAATGCCACACCGGCCGACGCCGCTGTGTCACCCGAATGCAAACGCTACGTCGACCTTGCACGGCAGGTCGGCTGGCCCAAATCGCAACGCTACGAACTGGCCCGCATCATGTGGCGCGAGTCCAGGTGCGCTAACGCATACAACCCGCGTGACCCGTGGGGCGGCTCATACGGCCTGCTGCAAATCAACGGCAGCAACGTCGGCTGGGCGACCCGAAACGGCTGGATCCGCAGCCGAGAAGATCTATTCGACCCGAGGCGCAACCTGAAGGTCGGTTTAGAGCTCTGGAAGCTTTACGGCTGGCGGCCGTGGGGCACCAGATCATCAGTCACAACCCAATAACCAAAAAGGCGGTGTGTTTCGAGGGATGAACAAAGCAATGGCAAGTGGTGAGCCGCAACGCGCAGGACGACAGTCGGGAGACTTTCGCAGACCTGTTGGCACGTTGAGCACGGTGCCGCCCGCCGACCCTGCCGGTGCACGCAGGGCATCCCTCGGAGCACATCGCCCAATAACCCAAGGAGCCCCAACATGACATTCAACCTTGACGATTACGAGCCGGTATCGGCTCGACTAGCTAGGTGGCTGGAAGCCACCGACGGCCACACCGCCGTCATTACCGAAATGGTGCACCGCGGCGACGACTGGTGCATCTTCAAAGCAGGCCTGTACGTCGACGGCACACTTGTCGCCACCGGCTGGGCCGAAGAACACGTCACCGAACGCGGCGTCAACTCCACCAGCCACGTCGAGAACTGTGAAACGTCAGCAGTTGGTCGAGCACTCGCCAACGCAGGGTTTGCCGGATCAGACCCCACCAAGCGGCCCAGCCGTGAAGAAATGACGAAGGTGCAACGCTACGGCGGCCAACCCGCCCAGTACGGCAACAAGCCGTCAGGCGTCGCCACCGAAAAGCAGCGCATTTTCATCGCCGACCTGTGCCGCAAACTCAAACCACCGCTAGTCCCCGACCTGCCATCCGATCTGACTTCGAGCGACGCGGCCAAGCTGATTGAGTCCCTGAAGCGCGGCGAATTGCCTGCCATGCTGATCACCGACGGAGAGGAGCCGTTTTGATGCTCAAGTGGTTTATCGCGCACGTCATCCTGTTCAGCGCCGCGGCTATTTTCGCTGTGCTGTTCGTTTCGGCGTTTGACGCTTACTACCAAGACCTTGAGGCGCGCCGCCGGGCAAAATGGGAAGCCCGCCGCGTTCGGTCAAGCCATCCAGCGAACTCGGGGCCGCGCTATGAGTGATCCAAAAACTGGTGAAATGACGCAAAGCGAAATGGAAGATTTTCGCATGGTGCGAATGTTTATTGACGATTTAGAAGCAATAACAGTTCAAAAGTGGGCATTCGCGCGAAAAAATCGCGAGTTGCAACGCGAAATTGCTCAATGGAAAAACATCGCAGAAAGAGCAGTTGAATGGTGCTTTCGGCGTTGGCAGCCAGGCGGAGAATTTGAAAACGAATGGATGCCATTCAGTTTGCGCGAACTCAAACACGATTACGAAAAGGCACTCCGCCATGAGTGAACTACCGTGGCCTTTCCGACCCGACGCCGACCCGTACCATTTCGTCGAGATCGCCCCGAACGAATGGATCCGCGTCGTCCTCGCCGGCGACTACAACCAGCTGCTTGAGGACTACCTACGGCTCCAGGCGGCGGCCCGCGACCAAATTGAGGCGGCCAACGAAGTCGTCAACGTCTGGAAGCACTACGGGCACCGGCATGAGTGAACCCTGGCCAATCACCGAAAAACAATTCCAAGACCAAGTGATTGCCCTCGCCATCCTGCACGGCTGGAAAGTGCACCACGTTCGCCCAGGCATGAGCTCCACCGGCAGGTGGCTCACCCATGTACAGGGCCACGTCGGCTTCCCCGACTTGGTTATGGCCCATGAGCGCCACGGCCTGCTATTCGTCGAATGTAAGACGATTAAAGGCCGTCTCACGGAAGCCCAAGTGGACTGGTGTCGCACCCTCGACGCCACCGGCGCAGAAACCTACGTTTGGCGGCCCACCGACCTGCACTTCATCCAGCGACGCCTCAAAGGCATCCGCGATGCAAACCCAACAAACTAACCCAACAGAAAGCCCCAACACAATGATCGTCAGAACCCCACGCATCGAGCGTGACTTCACCATCCTGCCCAACCGGGCACTCCGAGACCCGTACCTGTCCTACCGAGCCCGAGGAGTCCTGGCCTACGTCCTGTCAATGCCCGACAACTGGCGCACATCAGCCGAGACACTCGCCCGCCAAGGCCTCGAAGGCCGCGACGCGATCAGGGCTGCCATCAACGAGCTCATCGCCACCGGCTACGCAAGGCGCGTCAAATCCCAAGACGAACGCGGCCGCTACACCACGGAACTGCACTTCTTCGACTATCCGAAGGCTGTGCACATCTTGGGGAAACTCAGGGGAAAACGAGACACACCGACGACGGATTACCAGTCGTCGGAAAACCAGTCGTCTAAAGAAGAACTGATACCAAGAACGTTAAAAGAATCAGAGAGTGTCTTACAGAGTGAACCAAAACTGTGTGGATACTGTTCAGGACAGGGCGTCATTGCTGAAGGCTTCGCTGGCCTGCCATCAGTCTGCCCGGACTGCAAAGGCGACGGACTCGCCCGATGACGAGCAAAGGCAAACCCCGACGCGACATCGACACACCCGCCTACAAAGCACAACGCCTCGAGTTCCTACAACACAACACAACCTGCCATTGGTGCAAACGAGCCAAGGCGACAACCGTTGACCACCTCATCGAAGTCGACCGCGGCCACGACCCAATGGACATTGAGAATTGGGTACCCGCCTGCCACAAATGCAACGCAAAACGCGGAGCCGAATACCTCGCCAAGAAACGCGCGATTTCGACA